ATTATTCATAGATGAACTTCGTGGTCGATACAGCATCGCCGACCTCAATCGCGAAAGCGGTGTTGCAAGGTCGACAATCTGGCGGTGGGAGCAAGGCATCCACAAACCAAATGTGCGCACACTTGAACGCATTGAGGGTGCCGCGCGGCGGCTGGAGAGCCGCAGTAATGGGTAAGTTTTCGCGTGATAAGGGTGCGCGGAACGAGCGCAAATTGGTGAATTTAATCCAATCGCACGGCATCGATGCGAAGCGTGTGCCGCTGTCGGGAGCCGCCGATGGTTTCAAAGGCGACATCATCATGGGGCAGTGGACAATCGAGGCAAAACTTCGCGCTGACGGCTTTAAAAAAATTTACGATTGGATCGACGGGGATTCGGATTTGCTTGTAATCGGTCGAGATCGGTCTCCGCCTCTCGCTGTTCTCGACCTGCGTGACCTGCTTGACATTTTGGCTGGGCGGCACACGAAGACCATCGACCAGATTAGAACGCATCAGGCAAAGTGGGGCGACTGATGCAGATTATGCTGACCCCAAACGAGCAAATGTTGGCTGCGATGGTTGGGCAGTCGAGATACACATCGTCAAGATTGCGCGGTTATGACAGCAGTTCGCAGGACGGTGTCGGCGATCCCGGTCGCCGCGACCAACATGCTGCCGGGGCAGAGATCGCAGTTGCCAAGGCGCTCAACATCTATTGGCCGCCGAGCTGGGATGTCGGCAAGAACGCGCCGGATATCCCCCCGGACTTGCAGGTACGCTGGACTACGCATCACGCTGGGAAACTCATCCTGCGACCCGGAGACGTTGCTGGGCGATATATCCTAGTGATTGGTCAGACGCCGGAGTTTGAGGTGATCGGGTGGCTTGGTCACGAAATGGCGATGATCGACGATTTCCTGACGGACTTCGGTCAGTCGGATCGCCCCAAATGCTACGCCGTGCCCAGAGCTGCACTGCGGCCAATCGCTGATCTTGATCTGGCAGACGGCTGATGCGGTGCCTGATTTGCCACGATACCGGCCAGATAGAGCGCGAGGTGCGCGTGATTAAAGATCAGGTGCGCGTACTCAAAATTTTCGACTGGGGCGAGGACTGGTGTTTCGAGGACCGGGACATAGAGCTGGGTGGCATTGATGCCTGTCCGAGTTGCACCCGGATCTCTGAGATCGAGTGGAGGCTGCAATGAGCATCGAGCTGATCAGTCAGGCACTCAATGAAAGCACCGCAGACGGGGTCACGAAATTGATTTTGATCGGTCTGTGCAATCACGCAAATTCCGATGGCCTGTGTTGGCCGAGCGTTTCCCGTCTGGCGACTTATGGGAATTGTTCCGAGCGCACTGTGCAGCGTTGCTTGGCAAAGTTGGTGGCGTCCGGTGAGGTTACTGTTATGCGAAAAGGGGGCGGTCGGAGTGCCACGCATTATCAAATTATGTTGCGCGAACGCACTGAAACGAGGGGTGACACAGGTGTCACCGGTGACAAGGGTGTCACCCCAGAGGTGACACAGGTGTCACCCCACCCCCGACACAGGTGTCACCCTAACCGTCAATTAACCGTCATAGAACCGTCATTAAGTAATACATCAAAAAACCAGTTTGATCAGTTTTGGCAGGACTATCCGAAGAAGGTCGGTAAGGGAGCTGCACGAACTAAATTTAAGACGGCACTCAAGCTCGTCCCATTCGACGAGCTGATGGCAGGGCTGGTTCTATTGAATGCGAACCTGCCAAGCGATCCGAAATTTATACCGCACCCCAGCACATGGCTATCACAGGAGCGATGGACAGATGAACCAGCTCGTCATTCGAAGCAATCCACAGATACCGGAGCGGGAGGAAATCAGTTCCTCGCTGTCTTCGGTCGGCTGCAGTCTGAAGGAAAAAATAAACAGTGATTTTCAGTTTGTTGGATACGAAGGCGTCAACAAACTAACCGAGCCGCAGCTCCATGCTCTTCGCCAATCTGTCGAGGCGCACATGGCACCGGCAGATGATGACGATGTCTACAAGGCTTTGCTCAAGGTCAAGCTCCTGACAGCATCGAGGAAACAGTCCGATGGCGAGATGGAAATGCAGCTCCGGACGTACGCGAACGAATTACGCCGTTTTCCAGCAGACGCCACTTTGAAGGCACTCGACAAGATTGCAGACGATCACGAGTTTTTCCCGTCTTGGCGAGAGATCCTGATCAGGGTCGAGTTTTTCTGCCGCAGACGCCAGACGCTCATTGCAGAGATAGACCGCGCCTTGCATAGCAGACGAAGGGCGCAGCTCATTGCTGCATCCTGAGACAATGATCGACCTGCTTGAAGAGGCGCACCGCACGTTGCGCCGGTTGCCGTGGGCTGGGCCGAAGAAAAAGCAGACGTTCTGGCCGGAGGTGGTGCATGACCGGAAAGAGGCTTATGGCTGGGACGATGCCGTCCTCAGACTGGGGCCACCGTCTGGTGACAGGATCGACCGGTTGGATGCGCTGTTGGAATGCTCTCTAACGCTCTCAGAGGCGTCAAGGATCGCTATCTGGGGTGTGGCTGGTAGGGCTAGTTATCGCAGTGTTGCGTCGCTCATCGGTGAGCCTCCTAGCGCCGTTAAGAAGAGGCATTCAAAAGCAATAGCCGACATGATTCTTGCATGGGACAGATTGGCTCCAAAGCCCAGAATACCGGGGTAAATTGTCAAGTTGCATGTGTTGCGTTAAGTGGGTCATTCTGAGCTGAGATCAGCGGTTTTGCATGTCGATGGTCTTCTCTCCCTGTTGAGTTCGAAACTCCCCGGTCTTCGTTGGCCGGGGTTTTTTCTTGGAGGCAATGTGTCCACAGATGACGATGGCTGGTTCAGCATCACTATTGATGACGAGGAAAAGCATCCGCGCGTTATCCTGACGGCAGGAGGGTTTCCAGACGAAGAGGTGGCGATGTGGTTTGTCGAGGAGCTTGAAGATTTCATGCAGTATCTGGTGAGCAAGGACTACTCCGATAGCGAGAGGATCGACCTCAAGACACACACCGGAACCGACACGATTAACTGAGCGATAGAAATGGCAGAAAAACCCAGTGACGCCAAACCGTTAGAGAAATCGCGTTCGAAACGGGGCCGACCGAAGAAAACTCCGAGCATTCGGCTGAAGGAAACGTTCCAGATGCACGGCGAAGAGGCGCTGCGTAGGCTGCTTCAGCTCATGCGACAGGACGATGCGCGAGTTTCCCTTGCTGCGACGCAGGAGATCCTCAATCGAGGCTACGGTCGGCCCTCACAGGCCGTCGAGGTGACGCAAAACTTCCACGAGGACGTTATCGATCAGCTCAGGATGGTGCAGGACAGGACGCTGACGGCAGCGCGACACGCGGCGGAGGCTGCGGCGGTCGCCGAAGATGATCAGCGACAATCGGAAATCCTCGATGTGGTGCAAAACGATGGTGCAACCATCATCGAAATGTCAGCAATATCAAAGGGTTAGATCGGAAAATGGCAAGATGATAAGTCTCGCCGTATCCCAGAAACCGCAGATTTCCGCCAGAATTGAAGTGACCACCCCCCTGCACCAGATCGGCAAGGGGCGACGTTGACTGTAACAGTCCCAACACCTCCCCGCCGTTTCAAAATTTCAAAACCGGGCTACGTCGACAACGGAAAAATTTTTTTCGGGGAACACATCGAGGTCGATGGCCGCCCCTGCGTAGAGCTGCAGCGCCCTGACCTTGCCGAGCATTGGATCGCTGCAGGTTGGGAGCCGACCGCGCGACAATCGCTGCCCAGCGTCGTTATCGACTTCGATTGGGTACGCCAAATTTTTTCTGGGAAAGTAAATGACTGAGCTGAACGACCTTGGGAAAGGTCTGGCGTTTCTGCGCGAGAACCCCATTGCCTTCGTCGAGCTGATGGATGCGACCCCGGAGCAATGGCAGCGCGAGGCGTTTGAGGCGCTGCAGACGAATAACCGCATTAGCATTAGATCCGGTCACGGCATTGGCAAGACTGCGTTCCTGAGCTGGGTCACGTTGTGGCAGCTACTCACGCACTACCCGACGAAGGTCGCGTGTACTGCGAACACCTCTGCCCAGCTCTATGACGTGTTGTGGGCCGAGGTCAGCAAATGGCACCGGCGTCTGCCGAAGCAGTTCCAAGAGCTGCTGGAGATCAAGTCGGATCGCATTGAGTTGCGCGGTGCCGCGAATGAGAGTTTTGCGGTGGCAAAGGTCAGTCGGCGAGAAAACCCGGAGGCGCTGCAGGGGCTGCACTCGGAGAACCTGCTGTTTGTGATCGACGAGGCGTCAGGCATCGACAACGTGGTCTTCGAGGTCGCGGAGGGGTCGATGTCCACGCCACATGCGCGAACAATCCTGTGCGGCAACCCGACAAGATCCGAAGGTTACTTTTACGAAACTCACACGAAGATGCGCCATCGCTGGAAGACGATGAAAGTTCCGAGCTGGTCAAGCTCACAGGTCAGCGACGAGTTCGTCGAGGACATGAAAATAAAATACGGCGAAGAGTCGAACGTGTTCCGCGTCCGTGTCGCTGCTGATTTTCCAGAGGCTGATGACGATGCAGTCATGGCGCTTTGGAAGGTCGAGGCATCGGTCGACCGGGACGTTGAGGCGACCGGGGCTGTTATCTGGGGTCTCGATGTATCGCGCACCGGCAAGGATCGATGCGCACTAGCCAAGCGACACGGGAATACTTTGCTGGAGCCGATCAAGTCATGGCAGCGGCCTGACCTGATGGTGACGGTCGGCATGGTGGTCGATGAGTACGACGCGACGTATGGGCCATTGCGCCCCGAGGCGATCTGTGTCGACACGATTGGTCTGGGTGCGGCGGTTGCTGACCGGCTGCGGGAGCTGGGCTATCCGGCGGTTGATGTAAACGTGTCTGAGACCCCGGCGGTCAAGCAGCGTTTCATGCGGCTGCGTGATGAGTTGTGGTGGAAGGCGAAGGATTGGTTCGACGAGATGGATTGCAAAATCTGTCAGGACGAAGAGCTGATCTCGGAGCTGACCATGCCGCGCTACTCGTTCACCAGCAGCGGCAAAATTAAAGTTGAAAGCAAAGACGAGCTGAGAAAACGCGCCCGGTCTCCCGACTTGGCAGACGCGTTCATTTTGACGTTCGTCGATGAAGGTCGCGGTGCAACAAGCTGGGCATCGCAGCGGCCTATCGAAGTTGATACAGGATACGTAATTTAGATGGATGACATCAGAGTAAGCACCCTTATCGGGGCCGAGATCAGTGACGCCATCGGCAACATTGGTTCTGAGGTAACCCAAGAGCGTAAAGACGCGCTCGAATATTACCTAAGTGAGCCTTTCGGAAACGAACAGGAGGGGCGTTCCAGTGTTATATCCTCTGATGTACACGACGTGGTTGAATGGATCTTGCCATCGCTCATGCGCACGTTCTGCAGCTCCGACCAGATCGTCCGTTTTGACGCGCGTCAGGAGAGCGATATCGAGGCTGCGCGACAGGCCACCGACTACGTAAATTTTATTATTACGCAGGACAATGAGTGGACGCAGATTGCGTATAACTGGATGAAAGATGCGCTTATCCAGAAGGTCGGCATCATCAAGCATATGTACGAGACGGTCGAAGAATACGACACCGAAATGTACGAGGATCTGACCGACGCCGAGTATGCGTTGATCGCCTCCGATCCTGACTTTGAGATCCTCGAACACACTGAAAAATCGGTCGAGACTGAGGTCGATGTTGACGAAGACGACGACGCTCTGATCGAGGGCATGATGACCGGCACCTCGCATGATGTGCGTGGCCGCAGGTCGTCAGAAACTGGCTGCGTGACGATTGTTAACGTGCCGCCGGAAGAATTTCTGATCAGTAAGGATGCGCGGACGGTCGACGATGCGACATTTGTTGCGCACCGCGTCGAGAAGACGGTTTACGAGCTGATCGGCATGGGATTTGACGCGGATCAAGTCGAAAACCTGCCGAGCTATTCCAGCCTTCAATCATCTGAAGAACGCCACGCGCGGTACAGCTCTGATGACGACATGGGCAGCGATGCGCACTCGGACCCGATGCTGCGCAAGGTTTTGATCCACGAGTGTTACATGCGGTTTGACCCGGAAGACGATGGCCGCGTGGCGCTGCACAAAGTTACGGTTGGTGGCAGTGGTCACGATATCCTCGACATCGAGGAGGTCATGTCCGTGCCATTCTCGACCATTTGTCCGATCCAGATACCGCACAAGTTCTATGGATTGTCGGTCGCGGATACGGTGATGGATCTGCAGCTCATCAAGTCGACGATCATGCGCCAGACGCTCGATGGCCTGTACATGACAACAAACCCCCGACTGGAAGTGGTCGAGGGGCAGACGAACATCGGCGACCTGCTAAACAACCATCCCGGCTCCATTGTGCGGGTGCGTCAGCCCGGTGCGATCCGGGAGCTAAACCAGCAGGGCGTTAACGCTGCCAAGACAATCGGAATGCTTGATTATCTCGACGGTGTGAGAGAAAGCCGCACGGGTGTCAGCAAAAACTCGATGGGCTTGAATGCAGAGAGTTTGCAGAACACTACTGCGACGGCGGTGTCTGCGATGCAGAATGTCGCGCAGCAGAAAATTGAACTGATTGCGAGGATGTTTGCCGAGACCGGCATTAAGCACATGGCGAAATGTGTTTTGATGCTGGTAAGCAGCTACCAGTCCGACAAGCGCATCATGCGTATTCGCGACCGTTACGTGGAATTTGACCCGCGCATGTGGTCGAACAAGTTCGATGCCTCGATTGATATCGGGTATGGCGGCGGTATGAAAGAAGGCCAGATGCGCACCTTGTCGGTGATCGCCGACAAGCAGGAACAGCTCCTCCAGATGCTGGGTCCAAACAACCCGCTGGTCGACATGAAACAATACAGAGACACGTTGGCGAAGATTGTCGAAAGCGCCGGGTTCAATCGACCCGAAGCGTTCTTCAAACCAATTAGTGCCGACCAGATCGCGCAGATGCAACAGGCTGCAGACCAGCCGCAAGAGCCGCAGATGACGCCTGAGATGATGCAGGTTCAGGCGAACATTGAGGCCGACCGCATGAAGATGGAAGCGGAGATCCAGCTCAAACGCGAGAAGCAGGAAGCCGAGCTGCAGCTCAAGATTC